TATGATTCAAAGATAGTTATTTGTGTAGTTTTTTGCAAGTTTTTTTGTTAAGATTTTGTTAAGATTTTGTTAAATAAAAAAGGCCCCACTTTTGGGGCCCAGGCTAACTCTGAGAAACGTAAATACTAAGTTTTGTTTGCTGCGTGTACAATGTCGCTTATTCGTCTTGCGACTTGCTCCATTGATGCAGATCGGGGAAGTTCTAGTACATTCAACAGCGTTTCCATGAAGACGCTGAATTGAACGTACTTTTTTTGGACTTCCCCTGGAGGATGTGCCCCGAAGTAATTATCAGGGTTTAACGGGGTTTCCTCCTGGTTGGTTATTTCCCCCTGATTGGGGAACTGCTCCTGAAGGTTCTGGGGATTGTTTGGCTGAAGCTTCGGCTTCCTTTGCTTTGTCATCTTGAATTTGTTTGAGTTGAGTTAATTGTTCAGCTACCTGGGCTTCCAGGAGAGCTTTATTTGCTTTGAATTCGGCAATTTTGTGGTGTTTTTCAAGCTTGTCGAGCATGAAAAATTCACCTGATATATCCATACCCTGTTCACCGTAGTACCCCGACATTACGTCGATTGGTTTTCCTACCGCTTGCGCTCTAATGGCATCCAGCACTGAATTTGTCCGGTATGGAAGTGTAAGTGATTTACCTGTACGACGTTCAGGCTTCGCGATTCCAGTTTTCATAATTTCCTCTTTTTTTGTTGATTTAGTTGACGTTGTTTAACGTGGTTTTTTGATACTTCGATCTTATCGGGATTACCGCCCATGCGGATGATTTCATCATCCTTTATTTTTTTGGTTGCTTCCAGATGTTCAGCTACGGCGGTTCCCTTTGCCTTTCGCTGTTCGTCTGTAAGAAATTTCTTTCTATAGTAACGTGGTATGCCAATGATTGATCCCCGGGATGTACCCAAGGTATTGTTTTCTGTTTCCGATATGAATTTAATGAATTGTTGATTTGCTGCTGATTCTCCGATGCCTTTTGAGTAAAAGGACTTTGACCGTTCCCGGTCAGTATCCTGTAATTCTTGCTCGTTTTTGAGCATATACTTAAGGCAGTAGTCGATCGTATTGATGTTGCATTCATCGATGTGCACCCGGCCAAAAGGCCAAGCAGCGTTAATGCTGCCAATATCAACAATGTTAAACAGGAGATAGTGCCAATGGGTTCTACCTGTCTCGCCTCCATATTCGCAGACGCCGAAATACCGGAGCTTTTGCTGTTCTCTATCAATTTTGACTTTGGCTCTTTCACGAAGTAATTCTTCGTTAGATGTAATGGAACGCTTTTCAAGAGTTTCCGGTTCTTCATGAAATTTGAGTTGAGCTATAAATTGTTTATGGTCACCATAATTGTGTGTTGTTCCTGATTCAGCTAGTGGGACATGCTTATTGTCATACGTTAGGGTCACGAAGTAAGAGCTGAACGATGTGTCCTTTTCGGCTTGTATCCGATAGCTCCAATGTGATTTCCTTTTCTTTAAGCAACCTAGACACTTTCCGCAGTCTCCCGGCCATGTACGTACTAAGTGGCCGTTGATCTTCCGGGGTTGTTTGAACCATAACGTTCTCGGGGACGTACACGCCATAATGATGGTTATTAGAGTTGATTTCATCCTCTAAGGTGAATTGAACCAAGGAGGCGGGTATTACCCACCCCCATGGTATCAACTCAATCCCATTAGAGCTTTGGAATGCCATAGTAAGGTAATTGACGTTCGATTTCAATACCCATATAAGACTGAATGTAGATTTCGTGCTCGCCCGCTTCTGCGTCGACAACAAATACCCTACCTACGTCAGGTGTACAGGTAATAAAGTCAGAATTTAATGTTACCTCGGCGGCTCCAGGAAATTTACGCCCAAGGTGGAAGGATTCCCAAAGCGTACGCATCTGCCCTGATACAATATCATTAGAATATTTCCAGTCGCAGTATTGAGGCAAATAACCGAAAGTCTCTTCGTTCCATGCAATATCAGCATCATACCAGGAGAACCATACCTCTTTGTTTTTCATTGGCTGATCACCAATGAGAGCAAATTGTTCCCACATGTATTTCATCTTATTATCACGTACCCACATTTGCTCCTGACCTGAATAATAAGAAGCCTTTGGATAAATTGTGAGCATCGCCATAACGAAGCCGTAGTCCGGTGCAGTAAAGGAAAATTTTGGAGATGAGCCCTGAGCCAATGCGCGTCCAGCATATCCACCAACAGTGTATTCACCTACTTCGGCAGTTGCGAGAACAGAAGAAATGTTGACTTGTCCGCGAGTTCCACCAATCCATCTAGGACGATTAATCATAAGTGGGTCAGGGTTCCATCCAGTTTGACGGTGTACGTTGTCAGCGTATTTGTCACCTGCCCGGTTTGTACGCTCCAAGAATTCCAGAAGATCGGCATTTACACGAAGCTGACGGATTGTGCCCTTAGTGATTAATGCGTAATTATCTGCTCCTGCAGATAAATAACCAGCTGCACTGGAGAATAAATCCTTGAATCCAGGGTTTGAACCATCCAGCTTGCGAATATCTGACGGGTAGAAATCTCCAGTTTCAGGGTCTGTGCTTACAGAAGGTATAAATATATCTGCCCCCTGTTGTGGGTAAGGTGTTGCCGATGTATAGTAATCTCTTGGCCAGTTTCTACGAAGGCATAAAAAATCAGGAAGTTGAGCATTCAGGGTAGTAGTGTTTTCACCTGATGCAAGTGGTTTCCATCTTGGAGTTTGAATCTGATCATTCCGAAAGAAATTATCATAAATCAGGATGTAAGCACTAATAGGAAGTGCCGATACTCTTGTCTGAAGAATTAAAGTCCCTGCGGGTGGAGGGGCATTAAAGCCCATGTAGTTAAGAATGCACTCTGTATCTACAGCTTGTGCCCTGGTATATTGTGTCCAAGCCCAATCAACAGATAAGTTTTCAGGATTGTCCATATAGAACGCTTCCCATCCATATGTATTGTCAGAATCGTTAGGCCACAGAGCCCCATTTCTGACATAAAACCAGTCAAGTGTATAATAGAGCTGGTGCATAATTGGAAGAAAGAGAGGAGCGAACATCATCTGAAGTTCGGAGTAAAGGTTACAACGCTCACCAGCGTTTACCTCTTTACAGGCCATAGGGACAAGAAGTCCCATGGTGGTAGTTGTTTTGTGATTAAAGGATTTATCGTACCACGCTTTTTGTACGTGTTTTTCCATCCTTTCGGGCATAGATTGCCCGGATTGTACTTGTCTTTGCATTATGAACGGCGTTTAGTTGCTACTAGAATAACTTTGAGAAGGGCAGATATCCATTCTGGCATACTATCCAAATCTTCAGTAAGTGATTGATTTAGTTTTTCTTCAAGACCTCGTATAGATTGGAGTTGTCCCATTAGACCCTCCTGGGCTAGAAGATTTTTGACCATCTGAACAGCTTTTTTTAAAGCCTGTCTTTTTTGATCTATTTGTATGCCTTCGGTAAAGGCATTTTCCTCGACGAATTTTTCAATTTCCTTAAGGCGTTGCTCATGCTGCTTGATGAACATTTCAGCGTACTTGGTATTACGCTCTGACAGCATATTAATTTCCTGATTTGTTCCGGTGAAACCGTCAGGAGTAGTGGTAACTTTTTTGAGAACATCAAGTTCACCTTGCTTCACTTGGTTTTCAATGTTCTGTGCTGTTGTTTCTGAAGTGAGTTTATCACCTTGCAGTTTAGGAAGAGTTCCCAGTGTAGGATCAATAGATAATTTTGGGCTGTCTGATTGTTGATTGACTTTGCCCTGATACATGTAAGATAACGGCAAACCGGCTTGACGTAGCCTTTTAAGTTGTGCCTTAGGCGAATTGTACTGATTTTGTGTAAGCGTTCCTCCTACGTCGAATAACGCTTTTAGTGCTGATGCCAGGAGAGTACCTCCTAAGATTCCAAGAGGCATTATTGCTGTTTTTTAGATTTACGAGATTGTAACCATTTTGCAATGATACCACCAATAAAGGTGAGTACATAGGTTACTATTTCCAAGATCGGGTTTGCCAGTTCTGGCGGAATAGGTTTTTCCATTAGTTCAAACTTTGTGTAGTGACGAATCCTGATGATGGAAAGAGACACATGGAATAAATAATTTTTCCATCCTCTTTCATAGATACATGTATAATTTCTTCATCCATAATATTGAGTTTTTGAAAATCGAACCAGATTTTTTGGCCTTAAAAAGACGAGCTGCTCTAAGGCCCTGAAAAGGTATGACTTTTTTTGTTTTTGCGCCACTTCGTTCTGCTTTTTTGTAACTGACTAGTAGTCAGTTGTTTGTAATTGATTGATAATCAATGTTTTGTAAAATCATTTTTTTTGCAAAAAAAATGATTTTGTTTCCTCTCTTCCGATCGCTGAGCGAGTTTTCCTGTGCTTCCGTACGCTGCGTGCCTGTGCTCGTCGTGCCTCCTCGTTACGGTACTCGCTGGCGTCAGCAAGAGGAATTCCTCGCACGCTCTCGATACACCGGGGGTGTATCTTTTGCGTAAGAGAGGTTGTCCCGGAGCTAAAGCTCCGGGTACGCGTCTATGCGCCTGCCGGCTTAGGGACGCTCTTGTTTTGTTTTCGTAAGTGGCATAAATGCTCACTAGACGTGTGCTCGCGAGCTCGCTATTGTTTGCAATACGGTCTTTGTTCCCGATTGCGGCCTCCGGCCCGGTTTTGTTTAGTTGGGGCTCTGCCCCAAACCCCGTGTTTTCTGCCCAGTGAAGTTATTGAGCTGTTTGCTTTGGCGGGAGGATTTCAGGAAACCCGAAATCATCCCTTATTGGGATAGTGATTTATAGACAATTTTCTTAATCAGTATATTCCTGGTAGTAAAGAATGTTACCATTTCTAGTAAACGATCTTCAGTAATGGAGATTTTCTTATTCCTTCCGTCAAAGTAGTAAATGTGATACAGATTCATATTGTTTTTATTTATGATTCAAAGATAGTTATTTGTGTAGTTTTTTGCAAGTTTTTTTTGTTAAGATTTTGTTAAGATTTTGTTAAATAAAAAAGGCCCCACTTTTGGGGCCCAGGCTAACTCTGAGAAACGGATGAATATTACGTTTTATTTGCTGCATGAATAACGTCGCTTATCCGTCTTGCGACCTGCTCCATTGATGCAGTCCTAGGAAGTTCGAGTACATTTAGAAGGTGCTCCATGAACACGCTGAATTGGATGTACTTTTTTTGAATATCCCCAGGGGGATGCCCGGCAAAGTAATTATCTGGGTTCAATTGTTCCTCCTCCTGGTTGATTATTTCCCCCTGGTTGGGGAATTGTTCCTGCAGGGTCTTTTCCTGCTTCTGCTTCTTGTTGTTCATAATGTAATTTGAGTTGAATTTGTTGATCTTTTAGTTGTTGTTCAAGAATTTGCTTATTCGCTTTGAACTCAGCGATTTTGTGGTGTTTCTCAAGTTTATCCAACATGAAGAAATCACCTGATACATCCATGCCCTCCTGGGCATAGTATCCGGACATAACGTCGATAGGTTTTCCAACGGCTTGCGCTCGTATAGCCTCCAATACTGAATTCGTCCGATATGGTAAAGTAAGGCTTTTGCCTATCCTTTTTTCTGGAGTTGATTTACCACGCTTCATAATTTACGCTTTTTTTGATTGTTTAACTGCTTCTGTTTTAGGTGGGCTTGTGTTACGTCTCTTTGTGCCGGATCGCCACCTACGCGGATGATTTCATCCTGTTTTGCTCTATTAATTTTTACTACTTCTTTAGCTACGGTGGCACCTTTAGCTTTTCGTTGTTCCTCCGTGAGATATTTCTTCCTATAGTATCGGGGTATCCCAATGATTGAACCCCTGTCTGTACCGAGGGTATTGTTATCAGTTTCAGAGATGAATTTAATGAAAGCTGCGTCTGCCGCAGCTTCTCCGATTCCTTTTGACATGAACGACTTAGACCGCTCCCGGGTATCGTCTTTGCTTTCGTCGTCGTTTTTGAGCATATACTTGAGTGTGTAATCGATTGTATTGATGTTGCATTCATCGACATGCACCCTGCCATTAGTCCAGGCACGAGTAATATTATTAACATCAACAAGATTAAATATAATATAATGCCAATGTGTACGCCCTGTCTGGCCACCATATTCGCAAACGCCGAAATATTTGAGCTTTTGAGCTTTCCGATTGATTCTGACACCTCTTTCCTTGCGTAGCCACTCTTCGAGTGAGAATTGTATTCTGAGCTTAAGTCGTGAAGGTTTTTCATAATATTTAAGTTGTTTTATAAATTCCTTGTGATCGTCGAAATTGTGAGTTGTTCCATTATCAGTCCTGGGAACCGTCTGGTCCGTGTAGGTCAATGTTACAAAGTAAGCTGAAAAGGCTTCCTTCATTTCTGCGGCCATTCGATAGCTCCAATGCGCTTTACGTTTTTTAAGGCAGTTTAAGCACTTTCCGCAGTCGGCAGGAAAAGACGTAACCGGGTAGCTTTTGCCGTCGTCTAATACCCTATACGTAACTTGCTTATACTTTATGGTCATCGGAGCGATACACGCCATAATGATGAATATTTGAGTTGATATAATCCTCTAAATTAAATTGAACCAAGGAGGCAGGTATAACCCACCCCCAAGGTATCAACTCAATTTCATTATAGCTTAGGAATGCCATAGTACGGTAACTGACGTTCAATTTCAATGCCCATGTACGCGTGTATATAACACTCATGTTCTCCAGCTTCAGCATCCACTACGAATACCCTACCAATATCAGGCGTACAAGTGATGAAGTCAGAGTTGAGTATAACCTCTCCTGCTCCGGTGAATTTACGCCCTAGATGGAATGATTCCCATAATGACCTCATCTGACCGCTGACAATATCATTGGAATATTTCCAGTCGCAGTACTGGGGCAAGTAACCGAAAGTTTCTTCGTTCCATGCTATGTCAGCATCATACCAGGAAAACCACACTTCCTTATTTTTCAGTGGCTGATCACCTATAAGAGCGAATTGTTCCCACATGTACTTCATCTTGTTATCTCGGGCCCACATTTGTTCCTGCCCGGAATAATAGGATGCTTTTGGATATATTGTAAGTATAGCCATCACAAATCCATAATCGGGTGCCGTAAAGCTAAATTTTGGTGAAGCTCCTT